GTACAATCTTTCTTTTGCGCTGATTGTCATTCCCTTTCCTCCTGATCCGTATTAAATAAAATCACTTATACTTAGTCCGACTAAGTGCATATAGCAATATTGGTCACAAGTCCCCCAAGTCAACTGATAATTATCCAGTAAATCCAATCTCTTTCCGCACTCTTGGCAGAATTGAAACTCTTCCGGAATTTGTTTTTTGCGAATCTTTTTTAATTGTCTTTTGTTCATTCCTCCACCCCCGCGCTTAATTTCGCCTTTCTGACCTGCTCGGCAAGGTGGATAGGTTCGTGGAAGTGTTTGTTGTAACTCTGTTCTACCTCTTCAAGTGTTAGGCAGGAAACTTTATTATGAACTTTCATAATCACTATTGCGTTTTCCAAATCCCTCAAAAACGCTTCATGCGCCATTGTGATTTCTCTGCGCTCTTTTTCGAGTTCGGCAATGTGTTGCTGTAAAATTAAATTTTCTTCATCCCCGTGGAGAATGGACTCAAACCTGTTTTGGCTTTCCTCCTGAAGCTGCTTGATTGTGGAAAGGAGAAAGAGGATATCATTATAAATCGCTTGGATATTCACAGCTCCATTTCCCACAACATCAGCGGAATCAATTAAATGATTATTTTTTGTTTCAATAAGTTCTAATCGCTCGTTAATGTTCATACATGCATCCCTTTCTTTAATATCATCATTTCCGCATGCCGTTTTCGTTCGCTCTCGCTCTGCCCTTTCCACACCTTGATGCACTCGCCATGTTCGAGCTTATACATCCACAAAAGAACTTTATCAGCGGTGATATGCCCCTTCTCGCGTTTTAAGGCGTTCTCAATCTGCTCCCAGCGGTAAATCCAATTGATATCCTGTGCAGCATCGAATTTATATCGTTCGTGATTCGCGACATCTTGCATTCTGCCCCTGATATCCCATTTGTTTTTTGGATCCATTTCCTTCCTCTCTGTTTCTTGGATTAAATGGATAACCTCTTCTGCCTTTTTGTTAACAAATGGATTAATGTGTATAAACGTCATAAGATCCACCCCTTTAGAATCCTAATCCAGCCAATAACCGTCATAATAGTGATTGTCCATAAAGGTATTGATAGCAGCGTGGCGAACATTACCCCTTTAAAGAAGTCCATTCGTCATCTTTTCTATAACTTACAATTGGAAAATATGTCGAACTATCATTCGCAAGCAGGCGCAATACCTCTAAATAAACATCTGTTTTTGTTTCACCAAACACAACCCATTCTCTCCAACTTCCTTTATAGCGCATTGTTCTATATTCATTTTCGCGTTCTTTGAAACCCTCTTTGTTGTATGAGATTTTCATTTTGTTGTTACCCAATACAACTAAAGCTAATTTTTCAATGTCTTTCTGAACCTCTGCTTTTAATGCCTTATCAGCAAATACCCTTGCTCTGTATTCGATATTTTCACTCATCACTTACACCCCTCACACAGCCAAAGCTTTTCTACAGTCGAATAAGTGACAGTTTTCTTGTAATAGCACTCTGAACAAAAATCAACTTTCGAGTTTTGTTTTGCTGATACATAGGACACCCTGGCCTTTCGTTCTTTTTCCAGCTCGTGCTTCGCCCACTCGCTGAATCCGAAAAGTACAATGCCCATTACAATCAGGAGTACAATTGTCATTTCTCATCTTCCTCCTTAACCTTTTTGCTGAGCAGATCATTCATGCAGCTTTCACAAAAAGATCGGTTCCAATGACATGCTGGCTTAACTTTGCATTCATGACATAATTTCATTGCCATCCCCCTCACCAATGATTTAATAACCTTGATTTTGCCTTTCGTGGTTCACCTGATTCTTTTCAAAATAAGCAGCTTCGATTTCTTCATGAGTGAATCCAAGCATTTCTCCAAGCCCTAAATATATTTCGAATGCTTCATGATAGTATCCGTCATGACCGAATTCCCAATTGTTCCAATCTGCTGTGAATAACATTGAAAACTGCGTAACAATAGAATCAAAGGTTAGGGGCTCAATATCCAAATAAGGCAATTCTTTGTCATACTCATGTTCAATCCCCAACTCAAGAACGAAATGCAGCCCGTCAACGTATTCTTCGAGAAGCGGATTTGTTTTATAAAGTCCCCACCCCCCACATTTTTCACAATGCGCCGTCCATCTTCCTGTTGCATTAAAATGTTCTGTTAAGCCGCTTCCTTTACAATCAGCACATTTTATACCTTTATAAGTTTTCGGCTCCTGATCCTTACTCCAAAACTTAAATCCGCGCCATTCATTCGCACATTCTCCAATCTCCACCAACAAAGCAAGGATCAACTTTTCAAATCTGTCCGGCTCGTTATATCCGATTTTGTCCCTTAACACTCGTTGTGTTTCAAATAGCTTTTCAAAATTCATCTTTTACCTCCTATTCATGGTCGTAGAGCCACCCGATTCCGGCCGTTTGTTTATTTGATTTTCTTTTTCTTTTTCTTTTTTTCATCCACAATGTTCACTTCATAATCAGCATGCGGGTTTTCAGCTTCCAATTTGTCTTCAATACGTTCTTCTGCATAATCGCGTGTGGTTTCTTTCCCCTCAAAGATGATTTTACTTTCAGAGCATCCCACTAACGTTATTACTGACATTCCAATGAATAAGCCGATCATTGATTTTTTCAATTGTTTTCCCCCTCATTGCTCTTGAAATATTCTCGTCCAAAATGGTTAACGACCTTCTCTAGCATCTTAGGCCCGATGCCTGGAACTTTTTGCAAGTTATCGAACTTGCTGGCCAGAATATTACATGCTTCTTCCTTTCCGATCTCTACTCCACTTTTAAAGCCAAGCTCAAACCCGTTGTTGTAACCTTCTTGTCTTGCCCTTTCGATAACGGGGTTTGGTTTTTTCTTTTTCAGGAGAACCACCTCTTATCTTAGGAATCTCTGAACCTCCAAGCTTTTTACATTCGTACCCAAAACGACTCGAGCACTTTTTGAAAAGAGAGCAGCGCATGCACGCTGCCATCCTATCCTCTGCTTTCATCCAGTCCGGCCGGCTATCGACGATAACGACCTGGGTCATAATTACGAGGCCTCTTCTTCGTCATCGTCACCAAAGTCTTCAATCTCATCAAACTGCGAATCTGATGTTTCTGCAGTTTCCGGATCCTCTTTCTCAGGTACCTCTTCAGAGCTCTCAGGAGCTTCATTTTCGGCTTTTACGACTTTTGCTTCTCCTTGTTCCTCTTTCCACTCCCACCACTTCTGAGCAAGTGGAGCGACACGTTTCTGGTAGTCTGTGAGTACCTGCAGCATCTCAATCGAATTTAGACCGTATTCTTTGCCAATTTTGTTAAAAGTGTCCCCGTCCAAACGTTTTTTCACAATGTCCTCAAAGTTGTAAGGAAGATCCTCATACTGTGGACCAAATCCTTCAAGCATGAAGCTGTTGAAAATATCAACATCCAGCTGCTCCTGCTTATCTTCAGTTTTGATTTTTTCAGCAGGAAGGCCAAGATCAGCTTCAAGCTGCTCGTGAGTTTTCTCGATTGGCTTAACGATCCCAGTTTCATCAACTTGGTATTCAACTACAGGCCGGCTTGTCCGAGTTTCCACCTTGATGGAATAGTTGATGATTTGCGCTTCAAGCTCCACATCCACTTTCGTATCTATCATTCCTGATAAGCGCTCCATCTGGCCATCTAAAGCGGAATCCGTGATTTCCAGAACGATTTCTTTTACACCCTTTGGCTTAAGATTGACCTTTTTTACAAGTGCTTTGAAATTAATAAGAGACATGCGTTTTCCTCCCGGCTTTTAGTATTTTTTTATTCCTTTTGCTACAAAGTAGTTTCCGAAGCTATCCCGTTGCATTGGCTTGTTGGCAACTGCAGGCTCTTTTTGAATCTTCACACTGCATTCATGGCATTCGCATGCATCTTCCTCGAGGCTAAGATACCGTCTGCTTTTCATGCCGCATGCGCACTCATAATATGTTTTGTAATGTTCTACACCATCTTTGATCTTGATTCCCGTAGTCCAAAAATCAGGTTGATCTTGTTTATCTGCTTCTTCCTCCGGACTTTTTTTGTCCACGGATTTAACCTTGGCGATATCTGCAAGGGTAAAAGTGCTGCTTGCCCCATCAATTAAATCCACACTTCGAGATCGCTTGGGTTGCGGCTCCTTATTCAAGGACGATAAAGCTTTTACTGCTTGCTCAACAAATTCTTGCGATTTCTTTTCTGCAAGCTCAATCTTCACCGGTTCGCTTTGTTTGGCTGCAAGAAAACCAAGGTCATTGTTTTTCACGAAGGACAGTAATGCAGGGGTCAATCGGCATACCAAATCTTCTTTGTTGTATTTGTCCATGCCGTACTCGTGCAGCATCCCATGAATCGCTTCATGCAATAAAACTTTGCTTCCGTATTCAAATTTCATTTGGTCGGTCAAGAGGATTTCTTGATTCGCATAGTTGATTTCCCCTGTGCAAAAATTCCCATTAGGATCTTCCTTTATGAATCCCTTTACAACTTTCACTTCATACGGTACTCCACCAATAAGTAATTCCTTTGGATAATTCAAGTTATCTCCCCCTCAGATCGTTCTCACTGTTATTTCAACCCTTGGAACCTCGCTGTACCACTTACTGACGTTGAGCTCCACCACTTGGCTGTCATCCTTCCAGATGATTGATTTAAGAGCATCCTTGATGCCTTTCACGTAATTATCAACATCAGGCTTTGTCAGCGGCCGCAGCTCACCGGATTCAGCTGCAGCTGCTTTTTTCTTAGAGAAGCTTTTAAGGTTTTCCTTAAATACTTTCACTTCAAGTTTCAGCGGACCATCCAACAATGTGCCGGGCCGGTGATCAGCAGCAACCAGCTTCACGTACTCTTTAAAATCCTTTGATTTTTTCGGATCATAAGCCCGAGTAAAGCCGCCGTGCGAACTGAATCGCGGGCGCCCCTGAGCTACCGGCTGGCCATATACAGTAAACTGAATCATCCTGTTTCCTCCCTAGTCATCCTTACGACAAACAATTCATGTTCTTCCGTTCCGATAAAATCTCTTCTGTATGCTTGATACCTGCCGCTCGAACGCCTCCAAAGCTTATGCGAAAGCTTTATTGATGTTATAGGAGCTGAACATGTAAAACCGCGCTTTTCCAGTTCAATGACTCGCCTAACGAGATCTAATTTGCTTCCGGATTTCAGCACACACACCTGAGTCATAATTTTTCATCCTGTGATATTTCTCTACCAAACTGGCATTTTACGTTTATATGAATCTGTTCAAGTTCGGTCAAGGTTAATTCATACAATTGCTTTCCGTCAGGGGTTTTGAAATATCCGTATTTCATCAGTTCTGACTTAAGGAATTCTTTGCGATCTTCAACAGCTCGTCTTAATTGATTGTTAGCATTGTTCATAACGTTTCTCTCCATTTCTTTCATCGCGGCTGCGAGTCTTGACAAAATAACTCGATGCCTGCTTTCTTGTTCCTCATCACTTTCAGGGCCGCAATTCGGGCAGTTATGAAAAGCGATGGCTGATGCATGCTCAACATGTAAAACACGAGAACCGTTGCATAGATCACACACCTGGAGCACCTGCCAATCTATGATTTAATTCTTTCCGTTCTCCCTTAATGACCACTGTGAAGTCCTTGCACATCTGAAAGATGCGGGTCCCAAGCGCTTCGTCAACGTCCACCAGTTCATCCACCGTGAGCTCAGAGGATATCAGGATAGGCAAGTGGTTCAAATAACGGTAGTTAATCACTGCGTACATCTGCTCTACCGTCCACTCCGTAGCCCTTGGAACGCCCTTCGTCGGCTTGAACAGGTCATCAATGAAAAGGACATCCACTTTCTTCATCCGTTCAAGCTTTTCTTCAAGTTTGCTGAAGTCATCCTTCAAATCGTTGAATCCCTCAACATAGGGGAAGTAAAGCACCGATGTTTCCTTGCTGATCAGGTTATTCGCTATCGCAGTAAGTAAGTGTGTCTTCCCTGATCCCGGCTGCCCGAGAAGAGATATGCTATTGCAGCGTTCTTTCCGTATGCCGGCAAATTCCTTGAAATAATTCAAGGCGCAATTATAGGCATCTTCAATCACCTGAGGTTTGCTCTTCGTTACAAAAGAGCGGAAGCCGAGCTTTTTAAATTCCTCTGTGATTTCACTTGCCTTCAAGAGATTTTTCACCCTTGCTTGCTTAATGCAATCACATTGTTTGGAATAGGTATCTTTCCATTCCCAAGCTTTATCCGGGCCACATACTTTCCCGGTCAGCAAATCATCTTCAGGAACCATGCTCGCAGGGACAGATACCGTTTGTTCTTCACCGTTAATGAATCTGGTCTCTTCTATCCACTCTGTGTCTTTATGGACTCGGTAAAGGAGAAGCTTCAAATCCTTGCATTCAGGACAATCATAAGTTTTTGTTTCTGCCGATCCAGCCGACCTGTCCTCCAGTGATTGAGTCTTCTGCATTTCGTGTAACCTTTGCATGACCTTTTCGAGGCTGTTTGTTGAAGTTTTCACTGGCTGCCTCCTTCCTGAATTTTTCCTGTTCATATGCTTTTACACGTTCGATGGATTTTAGATTGTTGCTCGACCATTCTTTTAGCAGGTATTCAACAAATCCAAAATGTCTTTTGTTTTTATCGTCTGCGATTTTGATGGCTTCGTTAATAATTTCCGCTTCTCCACCAAAATCGTCTTGCCAGGCGTAAAGGTTATCCATTTGATTGGGCGACAGGCGGCAAAGTAATTTTTCGAAAAGCTGAATCGGATTCTCTGTAGTAGTAGTAATTCTTACATTCTTATCATTCTTATCATTCTTGTTAGTTGCCCGGTCTTTGCCCGGTGTCTGCCCGGTCTTTGCCAGCTGACTGCCCGAAGCTTTGCCCGGTTCGTTTTCCAATCCTTGATAAACCCGCCAATTGACAATGGTTATAAGCCTTCCTGTCTTTGTCGATTGGTTTGCCAGAAATCCGTATTTTTCGAATCTTTTTAGCGCAGTTCTAACATTTTTTAGAGTTATACCTTTTCCGCACTTAATGGTGATTGACTCTAAACTTGTTACAAACTGTCCTGGATCAGCTTTAAATTGCTTCCCTTCCCATTCCCATTCACGGCCTTCATGGTTTGCCATCATTAACAATGTTATAAGGATGACTTTTTGCTCTGGAGTGGAATCCAACCATATTGCTTTTTCCATCAAGGTTCTATGAAGTTTTATCCACCCTTGCAATATGTTCACTCCTCGTAAAAGATTTGTTCCATGAACCGAATGATGTCAGTAGCACACCTCCGGGGACTTTTTACAATCTCACTTCCTGTGAACCTCAGTATTCTGTAACCAGCCATTTGAAGGTCTCTGTCTCTTTGTTTATCAGAGCGAGACTGCTCTTTGGTTTTCTCATGAAAATCATGTCCATCGCACTCGATGATTAACTTCGGCAGGACTTCATCTCCTTGGTACGGGAGTGAATTTATCAGCAAGTCTACTCGATACTTTTTCCCGTTTACCCAAATAGAGGATTGACAGAAAATTTCATGGTATATCGGTCCAGTGAGGTTCAATGCTTCTAAATCATTTTCTAACTCGGCTGCTAAGAGAAATTCAATCGGAGTATGACATTCATTAGCGAGCCGTGCTAAGTTCTCTAATTTTCTTCCGAGATCGTTATAAATGGCTTCTTTAACTGAACCAGGCATCTTTTGAATGCTTTCTTCCAACCCATTAAACAAACTCTCAAAGGTTCCTTTGACTGATGAATCCTCCATATATTGTTTGTTCATAATGATGAATCCTACCTCCTCACGCAAATTGCAAATCCGTTCTTGATGGCAATAATCTGATAGTGCGGGTAGCTCTCCATATATCTCAGGACCAGCTCCTTATATTCCTCCTTGGAGGAGGCCTGCTGCTTTAAACGATCCGGCAGCAGGACCCGGTATTTATCTGAGTCCATCGATTAACTGAAATCCTCATCTTCAAAGTCAGTGTCAAATGCACCCTGCTTATCTTCTTTAGGGAATTTCAACTCGATCATTCGAGACAAGCCGACAACTTGCTGCAGCGTGAGTTCTTTAGGTGCTGCTCCGAACTGATCAGCAATCAATTCTTTTAACTGCTTGTCCGTTACACTCAGCTCAATCATTTTTGCCTTAACAATATCCCATTGTTTTTTGAGCTCTTTCTCCGGATCAATAATGTCTCCCTCATCAACTTCTACCTGGTTAGGAGTGATATCCCGGCGCTCGCCCGGCTGATAAGAATCTCCCTGGGATGCATCATTGTATTCATCATCGACCTCGATGCCGAATTGCAGTTTCAGGGCCCGTTTTAAAGCATGTTTTTTAAACATGTCATTGTAGTAAGTATTCCATTGGCTGCCGGACTTCTTCTTCAGGTGCTCGACCTCATCCGCCTCAATGATGACCACTTTATCCGGGTAGTCTTTACGTTTTGCCACAGCATAGGCGGCAGCTACTTTCCCGCGCGGGATCCGGACGGAATGCTTCGTAATCTTCAGCTCCTGTGTTTCTGAATCCAAATCAAGTTCAAACTCATCATTTTCATGAACAAGCTGCGATGTAACCCCGTTAAAGTCTTCACGCTGCTGGGCCAGATGCAGGATGCCCTCTACCGCAATCTGTATGCTCATCTGGTTTCCGTACTTGATGAAGTAAATATGGTTTTTGAACGGGCTCAATCCGTTGTGCTGGCAGATTTGAACAAACAGCGCAAGCTCCTCATTTGTGGCGCCTTTAGCAAAGCTGTTAATTACGACATCTAGCTCAGGTTTGGTGAAATACCCAACCAGTTCCTCGGTTTTTACAGGCGCAAGTGATTTAGACATTAAGTGTGACCTCCTCGATTTCTTCAGTATGGATTTTATGGATTGTATGCTTTTTAATAGTTCCATTAATTACAGTTGCAACAGATACTGCATCATCAAGATTTCGAAAACGCTCCGGATGATCATTTCCTTCAATGCCTAAACCAATGTATTTCTTGCTGCTAAAAACAGTGACTATCATATTTCCATTTCCGTGAACTGTGAAAAATACATCCATTTGGTTATGCAACACTTTAGAATCTTTATTCATTTTCATTGCCTCCACCTTCAGATTGAATAGTAAGCTCTTTATCTACAACTCTAGCCGTGATCAGCTGTCCAGGCGGCGCGGTAAATTTAAGGATGCTTTCAGCGTTGTCCACGAATGTCGGCCCCACGAAATCAGATTGTTTGCTAAGAAGGTCAATTAGTTCAAGGCCGCATTTGATCTTCTCTGCTGTGCTTAGCTTGCTGTATGGTTTGCCGTCCATTTCCACTTCAAACGTAGCTTTCTCCTCGCCATTTTTCAGCTGCTCATAAAGCCGAACGGAGATGGTCGTAAACAAGTCATTCACTTTCTTAACCATAAGCTCAGATTTCTTCGTGCGGAATTCCTTGATGGTGTCAACAATGCTTTGGGACTCCAAGAATTCATTTCGAATGACTGTGGCGTTTTCCTCAGCAGTTTCAAGCTCTGCCTTTAGCTCATCTAAATTTGACGTGCCGGCCAACAAGGTTTTCAGGCGGACAACCTCATCATCAAGTTCAAATGACTTGGACCGGTCCACTTCCGTAAGGCCAGGCAATTTCGATAATTCGCCTTCCAATGCCTTCCCTTTCTGGATGAGCTCTTTGCCGGTTTGGACCTCTTTTTGATAGCGTAGCTTCTGCTCTTCCTTAACCTTTTTCACAGACTCCTCATCTAATGCTTGTCCGCAAGTCCGGCATGTTTCCTGAACCTCTTCTGTCTTTATGGCTGCTACAAGCTTTTTCTGCTTGGCTACTTGCTCCAACAGAGAGTCAATTTGACTCTGGATCCGTGTCCGTTCCTGATTGCTCTGATAAACCTTTTGATTTGCTTCATCCAAGCTGTCACGTTCTTTTACTAACTTGTCAATTTGCTCAAGAAGCTTTTTCTCATCAATTTGCTCGCCATTAGATTGTTTCTCCAGTTGCTCTTTAAGAGTCAAAACTCTTTCCTTCGCACGCTCAAGTGCCTTTTCTTGTTTGTTTTTACGTTCTCTGTGGATCTTTTCAATGTCATCCAAAGAATTCTTTTTCAGTAAGGGACCGAGCTCATCTGATTGAACCGGATAAAGTTCAGCAAGAACTTCTTTATTTAGCGGCTCCGGAATATACTGTAGTAATTGTGAGCGCTGCGTCTGCCAGTGCTGAGTAAAGAAAAAAGCAGGATTAAAGATTGATAGGAACAGCTCCTTATTAAACATAGAAGCTACCAATTCATTGAATGCAGTGGCTTTCTCAGGAACCTCATTGATGTAATACTTAGCTGTTTTCTTCTGAGTCCGGGCAAGAAGGAATTGCTTACCGTCCACTGTAAGGAGCAGCTGAACTTTGATTTCACTATCTGGAGCGTGAATCGGTTTTGGATCAAACTTATTTCCGACTGCATCTGTTCCGTACAGCAGCCATGTGATGGCATTTGCAATTGATGACTTTCCAGCACCGTTCCGACCTTCGATTTTTGTAATATCCGAGAATGAGATTGTTAAAGAATCGTGGTTATTAAAGTTATCCACAACAAGCTGTTGATAAGTTAGCTTCATAATGTCCTCCATCGCATTGATTTTTTTTGAAGTCTTGCATAGAATGGAGTTAAGTTGATTTACTCCAGGATCCGTGTTGACGCACGGGTCTTATTTTTTTTGAACAAAATCAATTGCTTCTTTGATGGCCGTGAGTGAAATAGGGTCATCTGTTAAATGCTGCAGCTTGATTAAGTTTTTAATCACTGTGTTCTTTTCTTCAGTAGGCGGATTGAACTTCCGGACGATAAATGCCCCATCGTCACCAGTAAACATTTCAAGCGGCGTTCCAGCTTCCCAACCATTTAAACGTCGGATTTCCATTGGAATAACAACGCGTCCCAAATCATCCAATTTCCTTACCAAACCTGTTGCCTTCATTTCTTCTTCCTCCCTATTCAGCTTTTTTAAATTCAAGGCCGTAGACTTCTTTTAAGTACCGGTTTAAATTTTCTTTCAGGACAACCTCCCCGGTATTTGAATCAGATACAAGCTCATCGCCGTGAAGAATTTCGTCTCCGAAATAGTCAATGCCCCAGCTCACTTCTTCTTTTGGATAAACGTGTTTTAAGGTCCGGCTTACATCCGGGTGTTCGATTATAATCACCTCCTTTAATGGACTGTGCTTGTCCTCACTTAGAAGGCTTCATGTTCTTCCTCACTTCACTCACATGGTTCTTGTACTGTCTTATGTATGCTGCTTCTTCGATGTTTCCGTTTTGTTCGTGAAGTTCGATGATCTGGACCAGGAAGCTTTCATCATTCAGCAAGGAGTAATATTGACGCTGTGCCTCTGACATTCTCTTAACCTCCCTTCCTATGAAGTTATTAAGCTTGTCCTGATGTAAAAGCTCCCGGAGGAACTTTTATGTTTCCTAGATGTGAATCCCCAAAAGAGCGATATACCATGCTGCAGTCATTACGATTAAGGCCAAGACAACAAATGCTACATCAGTGTAATCTTTATCTTCTTTCAAGATTTTCCACTCCTTTAATCCCGATAACATGCATGGACAGCAGCTGCGATTTCTTTTAATACAGGATTTCCTTTTTCCCATTCATCAAGGAACCATTTTTTTCTTTCATCTTTGGAAAGAACGACTAGTGGTGAATGTACGACAACCATCGTGTTCCCGATGTTGAATTCTTCTTTTGGCTTTTCCACACGATCAATCCCCCTTGTTTCATCTGTATGCTCGGAGGATGTTTTATATAGTGCTGATACCAAATTTTCCACCTGCTTAAGGAATAATAATTTTCTTTTTGGCAAAACTATTCAAAGTGCATAGTTCTCGAATTGCGAATTTCCTTCCCAAAAAAAAGCTCTTCTACTGACACGCCTAGTGTTTGGGCAAGGATAGGGATCTTGTCAGAAGGCAAATTGCGTTTTCCTGATTCGATTTCTGAATAGCTTGAATGTGATTTAAACCCTAATTTCTCTGAAACAAAGGACTGCTTGATTCCTTTTTCTATTCGGATGCTTCTTGCTATTTGACCGATTTTTAATTCCAAATCTCATCACCCCCTAACTTCACGTTCTGCGAAGTCCTTAATCAAATAATAATATCGCAATTCGCGAAAGTCAACACTTTTTTCCATTTTTGCGAATTTAATTTCCTTATATGCGAATTTAGGTTAAAATCTTTTTATGGTGAGGTGTTGTCTATGAGTGAAATCATGGGAAAGAGGCTAAAGTATTTAAGGGATAAAAGCGGATTATCTCAAAAGTTTGTGGCAGAAAAAATAGGTGTTAAGAATAACACCTTATCTGGATACGAATCTGGAGACAGAGAACCAAGTTCTGAAATACTCGGAAAAATAGCTCAATTTTATGAAGTGACAACTGATTTTTTAATTGGTGTAAGCGATGATCCTACATTCACAAAAGGCGAGATTGGATTTTTAAATGATATTAACCTTTCCCTTGAACAGATTAAGGACAAATATAACTTGACGGTTGATGGTGAGTTAGCAACGGAAGAAGAAATCAGGGGAGCTATAGCCTGGATAAAGGCAAATAGAATGATTTTAGATGGGCAAAAAAAATAGGCTTATTCAGCCTTCGCAACTTTATTTTTATTATCCTTTTGTTGTTCTTCTTTTATTTTTTTTATTAGTTCTTTTAAATCGACGGTCGTTTTCAAGTCTTCATCCCCTTATCTATAAAAAGCGAGGTGTCACCGTGCCATATCGTGTCGGTAGATGCCTACTTGCCGACCTGCTTAATCGAGCTGGTATGTCACAACAAGATTTAGCACTAAAAGTGGATATTCCTAAGCAGCAAATTAATAAATATGTAAGAGGCCCAAGACAGATGTCATATAAAACAGCGAGGGCAATCGCTAATGCATTAAATTGTTCTATGGAAGATCTATACGAATGGATACCAGTCAAAAAAGGTAAGTAGGACCATAATCAAGTAGTTTTTTACGGCTACTTGACGACACGAGTAATCGCTTGAGGTTACTTTATAGATAATATAGCACAGCATTTTTGACAAAAACAGACTTTTCGTAGTTCAAATTTCGACAGTTTCTCATTCCCTTTGCTTACTTTATGATAGCATAATACGAACGGATGTTCTATATTTTTAGAACATTTTTCTTTAAAAACCCTGGTGTATGGGGATTTTAACAGTTGGATAGAGGTGAAATGTATGTACAGACCAAAAGGATTAGATGTCGATATTTATTTAAGAAAAAGCCGTAAAGACATTGAAGCAGAAAAGTCTGCAGCCGATGATTCTTCAGATCGGGATACGCTCTCGAAGCACAGAAACCAGTTGTTCGCCATCGCGAAGAAGGAAGAGCATAATATTATAAATATTCATGAAGAGGTTGTATCCGGCGAAACAATCTCCGAACGTCCCGAGATTCAGAACCTATTGAGGAGAGTAGAATCGGGGGTGGTTGAGGCTGTTCTGATAATGGATCTTGACCGGTTGGGTCGTGGGGATATGTTGGATCAGGGACTTCTTGACCGCGCTTTCCGCTATTCAGGAACCAAGCTGATAACTCCTACTGAATACTATGACCCGGAAGATGATTCATGGGAATTGGTATTCGGGGTAAAATCCCTGGTTGCTCGTCAGGAGCTTAAAGCTATCACCAGACGTATGCAGGGCGGGAGACGTAATTCAGTCACGGAAGGGAAATCCGTCTCTAAGAAGCCGCCTTATGGCTATATGAGAGACAAGAATCTAAGACTTTACCCTGATCCGGATACGGCGTGGGTCGTAAAGAAAATGTTTGAAATGATGAAGAACGGCCATGGCAGAAACGCAATTGCCGATGAACTGGACAAGCTTGGCATCAAACCATCTTTTAAGGATACCTGGTCCCCTTCTACCATAACCGCCATCATCAAAAATGAAGTGTACCTTGGGCATATGATATGGGGAAAAATGAAGCATACCAAAAAACATGGCAAGTACATCCGGACGAAAATGCCAAAAGAATCATGGATTATTAAAGAAAATGCACATGAAGCAATTGTCTCTCAGGAATTATGGGATGCTGCTAACCGTGCTCACTCTGGACGATTCCGCCCATCAACAATTGAAACAAAAAAACTCTCCAATCCCCTTGCAGGAATTTTGAAGTGCGAGGTGTGCGGATACACCATGTTATTTCAGCCTCGAAAAGACAGACCCAACCCAGTTATTAGATGTACACAATCCAGTTGTAAAGGAATTCAGAAAGGATCCCTCCTACCATTAGTGGAAGAAAGGATTCTTGAAAGTTTAAAAAGGTATATCGAGGATTTCTTTATAGAGGGAGATGGACCTGAAAAGTCAGATGCTAAGTCGGTTATTCCTTTAAAGGAAAAAGCGATAGAAAAGATGCAAAAAGAACTTGATGAATTGTCCGCGCAGAAAAATAACATGCATGACCTACTTGAAAGAGGAGTCTATAGCATTGATACTTTCATGGCCAGACAGCAGAATGTTACCGAAAGGATGAATGTGCTGCAAGATAATATTCAGGATCTTCAAAGAGATATCTCCAGAGAGCGAATGCAGGAGAAAAACATTCATGAATTTATTCCCAAACTAAAAAGTGTGTTGGAGGCATATCGCCAGACAGACGATATTGAAAAGAAAAATCAATTACTAAAATCAATCTTAGAAAAAGTAACCTATCTAAGAAAACAGGATTGGAAACAGAAAGACCAATTTAAAATTCAACTCTTTCCAAAAATATAGAAGGCAGCGGATCAGCAGCCTTCTAATTTGATTTTGCTGGTTCCTTATTCGTAAAGAACGTAGTAAGTGCCCTAAATATCTCTGTTTTTTTTGTGATAATATCATATCTGAAGCGTTCATCCTTGATTTGAGAATACACACTCATTAGTGTAGATGGTCTACGGTTATACTGATTGAACTGTTTACCATATACACATTATAGGGCGTTCTGTAACTCGTGCCAGCTGCGCCCAAACATTCTCGCATGCCTTAAGGTTAAGAATGAATTATCATACTTCTGCTTAGCCGGCGCCTTCATGTGGCAGACAAAAGCATTCTGAATAGATCCGCCGGCTCTTACAGAAACTATTGCGTGATGAGCTGGTAAGAGTGTAGCATCCTCCACAGTTAAAGTCGGTTTAAGCCTATGCTCTGACAGCTCAAATGTTTTTTTATGGTCATTCATAAATAGGAACTGCTGCACGCCGCCCCCCTGCAAATTGTCCTGAAGACTTTGCGGCAGCTTATTCCAATGGTGGAATGCATAGAGTGATCCAAAGCGTTCTTTCCTTCCTTCTGTTCCTATCCGCCCCATGAGACTTGTTAGCCCCTCAGTGGCATATTGTTCGGGTTCATTGAACACCATAAAGCATCCGTTCTTCTGCTGCTCTTTTGTCATCAGGAGTCTTGTCATGAATGTCTTGAGTGTAATCCAGTGCACCAGCGTCTTTGTGGCCAGTGCTCCAAGCTTCCGGTTCGGTATGCGGATGATAATGACTTTCCCCTCACTCATCCACTTAGCAAAATCCACCTCTTTAAGCGGTCCCTGAGCAAAGATGTCATGGAGCGTATCATTTCCGAAAAATTCATCTAATCGGTTAAGAACGGCATCCACTTTACTACCCAGATCTTCATTGCTTCCCCATGAAATAAGATCTCCAGCAAGCCTGATGTTTCCTTCTGCCTGCAGCTGCTTAATTGTACTCAATCGGAATGTCTCGTCTTCAATAATCCTCTTGATGTTATAAAGCGAACCACCACTTGCCTTTGCCGCGGTGCGTAAATACTTCTTTGACCTTGCCATACTCTGCATATCCCCGAAGAAATCAATCACCTCATCCGCAAAGCGCGAAGCACCTTTTCTCCCTAGCTGGCTAATAACTTCTGTCAGATCCATCGGCACAATGAAATCTTCGTTAGACAAATCAATATCAATTATCTTTTCCGGAGGCAATGCATCACGTATACCGTCAGCCATGCCGCGCTCCCCTTCTTCCACAATGGCTTCTGGAATGACAGCGGATATTCCGTGCTGCAAGCAGGCATCTACAACCCAGTTCTTGATTGCCGTATCTTTTCCGGCGCCTTGGCCACCGATGAACACATACCCTCTGTAAAGCTCATCCGGATTACTCACAGGAAAATATACCGGTATGCTGCTGTCTTTTATTTCTGCATTGCCAAGGTACAGACCGTTTGGTTTCTGGAGAGCTGCCGGCACTTCCACTTCAATTCGTTTCTTTGTTTTTAGCACGTCATCATATCTTCTCTGAAGTTCTGCATTCGGCATTTGTAAGGCGAGCTTATTCATTTCTTCCGTTGAGATCAGATTGACGTTTGCATCTAGTTTGGTCTTCTTGGAAAGCTGCAGTGTGTTCAGCTCATTGATGATATTTATTCGCTTACCATTTATTTTTACCTTGATTCCGTGCAGTTCATTGTTTTCTGCAATTTCTCCGAATGAGGTGCTGAGAGTTTCTGCTATGGTCTCCCGAGTCAGCCGGTCTTGGGAATGGGCAACTACACGAATGCGTGATTTAAACACAGGCTGATTAATCTTATCGCGGCTTGCTCCAGTCAGATTGTGGGCTTTGATTTCATCCTCAAGACTGAACGACTTTTCAATCACTTTATTCTTATCGAATTTCTTTTCTGACTTAAACATTACATTGGAAAACGCTTGGAACGTATCAGTAAGTAAATCATTTACCTCATTTACAATTCCGCCGATCAATGTTTTAGATGCAGCTGAAATCTTCTTTCCACTCACAGCAGCTCTTTGTGGAGTCCTGCCATTTTTCATCTTTTCAAATGCCCACTGGCCATTTTTGACCCACTTCTGTCTGCCCTCTACCTCATTGCAGATACTGAGTCTTGCCATATCCCCGTCATAGACCAGTTCATCCACAGTGTTCATGATGCTGCCTATAGGAGTTTTCACATCATTTGAAGCTGTGTTTAAAGAAAAGATGTCATGGTTTAAATACTTCATTTCTTGGACAATCGTATTGTCCTGCGGCACCTGCAGCTCGTCAATAGAGCTCTCTTCAAAGGTGGCACTCAACTTGTTCTCAAGCTTCCGCTTAAGTTTGAGCGCTTGGTACTCAGAAGTCGAAACAAAAAACTCGATCTTTTTCTGGCCATCCTCCTGTTTGAAAATGACATCAAACCAGAAATAATCTTTCTCCCTAAAATGAAATTTGAATCCTTCCCTTTCAAGCCGGGATCCTGCCCCTTCATACATCTCATACATTTTGTGGATGGCTTTCCACAGGCGTTTATTGTTATTAGAAATATTGGCATGAGGTGTGATTTTATATACAACCATTTTGTTCTTTTCGACTTCAAAAAAGTCACTCCATTTGTACGTATGGATTTTCTTATTTATCCACGGGATCTGTATTTTCGCTTTTTTCTTTTTCCCTTGTGATTCAATTTCAGCCGGCAGTCCGCCATTGTATAGAACAGGGTACTGCGGCTGGTAAACGGCCGGCAATGTTGAATCAATCCTTTTAAGCTCCACCTAAACCCCTCCCAAGATGCATATCGCCAAGATCATGGCAGCGAAGTACCATCCAAGTGTTTTCATCATGTCAGACTTTCCGACCATTGATGACAGTATTATGAATACGCCGGCACCGACTGTCGTATACCCCATAATGTCAGGCAAATTCAAGACGAACCAATCTCCAAGATGAATAAAGGCTTTTCCGAATCCATTTACTATCGGCTTAAAAAGCCATTCTAATTCCTTATTAACGGTCCAATCAGCAAAACTGTTGTATTTATCCGCCAAGCTTCTAAAGAATCCTACCTGAGTGCCGCTCAATGCGCTGATATCTGTTGCCAAAGGCGTTGGGTTAACAAAGGACCCATCTGCTTGCTGGACAGCAAAATGAAGGTGTGGAGCTGTTGAGTGTCCTGTATTTCCACTTTCTCCAATAACCTGCCCAGCTTGTAGCAGCTGCCCCTTTTTAACCGTTACTTCGTCCATATGCCCGAATATGTGGAAGGTCCCATCATCTAAGCGGATTTTGACCCCTTCACCAATCTTTCCTGAGCCATCATACACCTTCTCAACAACACCATTAGTCAGGCTTCTCAGCGTAGTCCCTTCAGTCATAGCAAGGTCAATGCCGGTGTGCGGCTTCCCATCCCTCACAAGTGACAATTCACCATATTCACTGCTTAATCTGAACTTCATGGCTTATATCCCCTTTAGGAAGTTTCGGATGTCTACAGCATGACGGGCAAGGATATAGCCGCAGCATACGCCAATTAAAATCTCAATGGCTTTCCCTCTGTGGCCAAGACCCCAAGCAGCCCCGGCAAAAATGATGACCAGCACCACTCCTGCATCAAATATGTTCATAATGGATCCGTGAATGTTCCCAAACGTTGAGTCCACAGATGCTGCAAATGCCGCTTTTGGCACAACAAGCATGAAAAGTCCTGCGGATCCTGCAGCTATTTTTTTCAAATTCTTTTTCTTCAGGTTGTGGGTGCCGGCCATAAAATCATTGAATTTAATCGTTTCTGTCTTTGCCATGGTGTTTCCCCTCTCGTCGTATAATTTCTCAGGTGCAGGAGATACTACTAAAAAGTAATCTAAGGAGGTTACATTTATGCATGCGATCATTGCTGTTATCGTAGGTTATATAATCGGACTTATTGCTTCTTAATGAATACATTTGGCGCGGGCGGCGCTTGCTGCTCTCGCTTCTGCTGTTTCATCCGCTGCAGTTCCTCTGAGGCTGATGCTGCTTTCTTTTCATTTGCCGGGTCTGGCTTATTCCCAACAGCCGGTTCTTTGGTTTTCTTTTCCGCTTCTTTTCGTTTCATGTCTTCCATAATCAACTTCTTTACATACCCGCTAAAATTACGCCTGCCAAAGTACTTGAGCATTTTTTTGTCATCCTCGTTCTGCTTGTTAAATGAAACCGACTTGATCACTTTGTTTTCACTCAATTTCTATCCTCCCCTCTGGGCTTTAATTAATGGTATGAACGGTATGACTAAATGATGTCTGTACACCGGTAATATCGGTCATAAAAAATAACCGCCCTTTGGCGGTCATACTTTTCGGATTTCGTTAATAACGCGTTTACGTTACTAACGATATGCGGCATACTTTCAATTGATGCATGGTCAATGGAACTTTTTAAAATGTTTACTTCTATGCCATTTTCTTTGGTAATATTTATGTAAATAATGTTTTCTAAAGGGGAAATGAACTTGCTGAAAGAGGAACTCAATAAGCAAACCGAACAGGAGAAGTTAGCTAAGACCGGAAATTTTTTGATTAAGGGAATCGCCCTTTGGTTCCTGCTACCAGTATTCGCGCTAATTGCAATCGCTGGATTGTTTGTATTTGTCTGGATTTGGGATATGATTTTTTAATCATGCAAATTGTAATTGCTTTGCACTATTATGTGAACGATGTGAAGACTCTCCAACAGGGTGAATTTCGAGTTAACCTGAAGAACTATAGGGAGGACCCGAACAAAGAAGCTGCCCGGATTGCTTATGAATGGTTACGAAAAGTAAGACGCGAATTAATTTATAGGGTAATTTTCTACAAAGCATTATATGATGGAATAGACATCACAGAGGAAGTGAAACAATGGGACCAGCAATTAAACCGGGAGGATGATTTCAATGGGTAAAGTGAAACCAGGCGGTGCAGTTATTCAAAAGGATCCGGGAACAGGCAGCTAAACGAAAAAAAGGCCCCTCTCAATTAAGAGAAGGGCTTTTTGTTTACAGTAAATTAAACATCTTGGCGAATGTGTTTGGACCAACAATTGCATCTTGAGACAGCCCGTAATCTTTCTGAAAAGCCAACACTGCATTTGCTGTGCCTGCACCGAAAATGCCATCTAAACCATTAGGCTCATATTTTAAGCAGTATAAGGCGGCTTGAACAATCCATGTAATGTTTCCTTTCGCCCCCTTACGTACTGTCACAGCAGCGTTTAGGGTTTTCGGACCCCATACCCCATCTACTATTAAACGAGCCCCAAATTGCTTGTTAAGGTCCGATTGGAAAGCTTTTAATAGTGCTTTGCCTGTTTCAGGGCCCGGCAGTCCATCTACTGCGATGTTTAAGCCGTATCTGCTGTTTAATGTGGATTGTACGGTGCGGACAGTTTTACTGCCAGCAACAGGCTTATTGACAATAACTTCTGATTTCGTCTCTGTTTTTGGCGCCTCAACTTTTACAGGAGCATCACCAGTCCACGCATCGTAATAAGCTTTTACATCGTTGATAAACTGCGCCCATGTTACACCATTAGGATTTAGCCAGCTTTGTGGATCAGATCGCCGGCGCGGATCGAGTACGCTGTGCGCTACAATTTCTTTATTCGGATTTAAGTGGAATTTCCGGCAAAGATAAGCATGGTACCATACATACCTGTCATAAGCCTTTTTGAAGTCACCAGTCCTGCATAATTCCACACCTGCTGCAGTGTCGTTAGCATCTTCTCCAAACAATTGATTGTCTTCTGGGTTTGAGTACCAGTTATGCCATGCCTTTTCGTCAAGAGGAACAATCTCCAAGATTTTTTTGTCATCGATGAAAGTATGAGCTGATGCACTTGGCTGATGGTTATTGAAATAATTGAAGTGAGCATCTGCATCTGCTGAATTGTTTGCCGTTTCGTGTGAGACTATAAAGGTCGGTTTGCCTTTGACCAGTTTTAGGCCTGAACGAGATTTCCCTTTTTTAATATACCTCTGTTCGATTGAATATTTTTTCGAGATGGACATATTTATCCCTCCAAATAAAATAGCCGCCCGGAGGCAGCTTAATTTAAATTGTTTTGTTCGATTACTTTCTTCTGAGCTTTTCCTTTGTCGGTCACATAGTTGTTTTTAAACCATGCCACCAGGGAGGTAACGATCGTAAATACGAGTGATCCCACAAGATAAAGTCCTTCTACCAAGCTCGTAATTTGCCCTTCGTCGATGGGTAAGATAGAATACCCAAGCATGATTAACGACTGATTGATTAACGCAACGAAAAGAAGCACCGTCCGCAAGACCGTACCTTCATCGAACTTATTCATTTTGAGCCTCTCCTTTATCCTTTAAATACATTGAATAAAATGGTTGCAGTTCCCCCAATAACCGCGGATAAGACCGTCATGATGATAGCATTAGTGATGGTCCTGCGCAGCCATTTGGTATCGTCTTTAATGTCCTCAAGCGTTTTTTTGACCTCTCTAATATCCCGGTCATGGTCCCTTGTCACGTTTTGCAGATCACGCACATCATTCTTTAAGTCATCTATGTCTTTCTGAACAGCTTGCTTCCAGATATCCACGGCATTCTCCTCCAATTTCTTTCGCCCCCTTTTGTTTCATGTCTTAATGGATCACCTCCTTGGCGTATTCTCCAAAAGAAAAAGGACCTTTTCGGGTCCTAAAAATACTTCCTATACAATTCTCGTCGGCGCTCGCCACTAAGCTGAGCATATATGCGAGTTGTCTCGATTTTCTGATGACCGAGCAATGAACTTACAATTTCCATAGGTGCCCCACGATCAAGCAAGTGTGTGGCCATAGAATGTCGGAAACGGTGCGGGTAAATATTGACGTTCACTTCTGACCGTTTTGCAATACGCTTAACAACGTACCGTAACTGTGGAACGGAAGACCGGGTAAATGGCTTTCTCTCTAAGATGAATAGTGCAGGGTCATTGTCGGTACGCTTTTTTAAGTATTCTTTAAGCCATAGGTACGTCTTTATGTCAAAATACACTTCGCGCTCTTTGTTTCCTTTACCAAGCACGATGATGGATTTGCTCTCCCAGTTAATGTGGTTCCGATTCATGCCATGCACTTCACCTATCCGGCATCCGGTGGCATACAGAAGTGAGATAAGTGCCTTCTCCATTGGACCTTTACATGATTCGCGCAGCATCTCCATATCTTCTTCAGCAATAAACTTTGGCACCCTTTTTCCCTGTTTGGGCTCCTTAAGCTTAGCTGCCATGTTCATATTAGTGATGCCTTCCTCATGTGCCCAGCGGAATAACGATCTTAAAAATCGGACCCGGTGACCGATTGTTGAAGCTTTCAGCCTGTCCATATCCTTTGCGAGATAGCCTTTCAAGGCGACAAATGTTACTTCATTGATGCTAATGTCTCCGAAATGTCGAATCAACATGTTCGCTTGAATCTTGTACCCTTTCAGTGTGTGGATTGAGAATCCCTCGATTTTCTATTCGTATTCGTACATCGACCAAATTTCTGATAATAACATGATATCTCCCCTTATTGTTACGTTATTTGTAACGTTTTGTCATTTTAAGCATAGACTGTTACAATAAACGTGTCAATATGTTACTCTTAATGTAACAATAAGACAGGAGGAAAGTCATGTATATCTACATCAATTTAGGTAAGAAGCTTGAAGAAAAAGGCATATCACACAGAGAATTTGCAAGACGTACAGGAATTAGGCATCCTACAATAAGTGCACTTTGCAACAACACGGTTAAACAAGTGCCTTTAGAAAACCTTGTTGCCATTTGCGTAGAATTAGAATGTGATCCAGGTGATTTACTTGAATTAAAAAACCCCGGCAAATGATATGCTGGGGCCTTTTTATGTCCATTTAAAGTGCCACTCTAGAATTCAGAGAGTTTAAGTTGTAGCGCTGATTTTAAATGTGCTGTTTACCGTTTTAGTAGTATTGCTTACATTATAAACCCGCAATTCCACCTGATTTGTCCCTTTTGAACATGCTCCCCATAGTAGTTGGGTACTTATCGAAGGTGCATCAGAAGGGGAAACAGTGATGATATCTCCATACTTAACACCCGTGCATGTGACAGTTTGAATAGCCATTGTGTTAGGGAGAATGTCTCCAAAGTTAACTGCGACATTATAAATACGAGGAACTACTCCTTCTAATCCGGAACAAACGATTTGTATACCAGCACCAAGACTCGCAACGCATGGCTTATCAGAGTGGAACGTTACTCCTGTGAATCCTGCACGATTTGATGTGTTTGTTCTTGGGATGTAAACGTATTTCCTATTACTGCTCGGATGTGATAAATATACATCTAGCGTTAATCCAGTGCTATCGTTTTTAGAAATAACACCAATTATATTCGAATATGCGAAACCATTTGAATTTGTACATAAGAGATAGGCAGCTTTATTGCCAGTAGCTACCTCACCTTGAATGAACGCTTTAACCATAATGTCCGCAAAAACTACCTTTGTGTCGGGATAGGTTAAATCATAAATTGTAAATGCGGCAAGAGTGTATCTATCCTTATCAGATAGATCAATCGTACAAATTTTATAATGGATGTCTGTGGCGTTTGTTTTTGGTGTTATGATTAGGTGTTCTTTCTGATTAACGAATTGCGATTTGTCTAAGTTTCCCTCATGATAAACATCAAGTCCACCAACTTTAACATCAGATGGTAAATTCATAGCCATTATACTTCCCTCCAATGTTCGATTACGACTTGTTCTGCTTGTTTATCAAGGTAATTCCACGTATAACCCTTGTTGATATGAAAAAGAATTAACGCTGAAAGAGCGCCTGTCTTAGCAACAACCTCAAATATATACTTGAAATATAATGCTTGCGTTTCTTCATCATAAACTCCCTCTGGTGTCCAGTCCCATGTAGCTATGAGACCATTGGAATCAGGGAGGCATCCGATTTCAGTCAACCATACAGGCTTATTGTACTTGGTGTTCAATTCATTAAGCTCTTTGATATGGTTAACCCCTTCTAAATCATTAAAAAATGCTTTGCGGAGGTTTTTATCTGTTTCTGTCTTACCTTTCTTTGTAATGCTAGGCCAAAAATTAACCCCGATCGCATCCACCAAATCGTAAATCACACAATCTTTATACTCATAATGGTTTAAAGAAAAGAATGTTTTTACTCCAACTGCTTGCACACCTGCAATTAAATCTTGCCACTGTGTGTAATAATTATTTGTGATATACATTAACTCATTAGCGATTCCTAAATATTCAACTCCGTAATATTTACAAACGTAAGCAGTGTCTATGCAAACTTGTTTCCAGTTAGCGAACCAAGTTGTGATATTAGACGGCTGTATTTTCGTACCACCAATATCAATACCTGTGAGATTAAGTCTTACAACGGTTTCTATCCCGATTGATTTACAATAATCCAGGACTAATTCCAGTGTTGTAATTGTGCTCATTTTTGTCATAACATTTTCTGTTACGTTTTGACGGTACTGAATGGCAACCATCAAAAAGTTAACCCCGCCGTTAATTGCTTGTTGAATATTCGCTTTGTGCTGATCTAATGTGACAGCACCGTCTAAATAAAGACTTGCGCCTTTTTTTAATTTATCTTGAGGGACTAAATCATCTGTTCTTTTTACAACATCTGATAACTGCAAACTAACTTCAGGACTTATATCAACAATAATCGGATTATTATTCTTTTTTCCATATCCCATCAAATCACCTACCCTACTCGGTTAACGATATAAGACGTTGAGCCTGTCACCGTAACCGTATTTCTTGGAGTTCCTTCAACTTTACCTTCCCAAGGAGTGGCAGGAGGGACTTTGATATTAAATCCATTCACATTAAAGGTTCCGATGTTTGTTGGATCAGCATTAAAGATTTCAACTTGATTGATGACAGCACCGAACGTTAAAGTTCCGGCAACTGCATCAGCTTGAGTCTTTGAACTTTCTTTAAGACTACTCCCAGATACTTCAACTTTCAATTTATCATTAACAATGTGTGCAGCTGTAAAATCACTCATTATTTTACCTCCTTTGTAGTGCCGGCAAATTTGCCGTTTGCATCATAAACGATTGTGGTCACGACCGTTTTTCCATTCACAGTTTTTGAGAGGGTCTGAAGGTTTCCGTCTGGTTTGTAAACTAAAGTGGAGCTGCTGACAACCTGAGTGCCATCTTTTTCTTCGACCTTAGTCAACTTCCCATTGGTGAATGTGGGGGTAAGTGAATAAGAATTTATTCCTTCCAGCTGATCAACAACTACTTCATTGGCCAACGATTCAATTTGATCCCCTAATGTTTCTTTAAGACTGTTAAAATCTTTGATGTAGTATTCGGCTGTCGGGACGATATCGCTGTCCTTAAGAGCTGTTTGAACCGCAAAAGAAAACAGGCACACCGTCAAGGCTTGCCCGTTTGGATAATAAACATTTAATTCTCCTTTTGCAAAACCCGCATGAACGACTTCCTCGTTTAATACATATTCCACAACGCCTGCGGCTGCATCTTTAACCACAGCAGGCTTTTCGTAGGTGCTTCCGTCACCCATCCTTAAGAAAAGCTTCACTGTCGCATTAAGCAAATTCACAGGTGAATTACCTTTCTTAAGGTGGAAAATTAACTTAGCAGATCCGTTGTCTTGGGTTGTGTACTGAATAGTCGTCTTACTCGAAACCCCTGTCGCGGAAACAGAGGCAACGATTGTTCCTTCTTTAAAAATTTCATCAGCCACTTCTTACAACCTCCTACACTCTTTTATCCAACTTGGTTTGTGGTACCAAGAAATTTACCGTTGGCATCGTAATTAATGGTTGTTATGACTGTTCTTCCGTTGATTGTTTTTGTAATGGTATTCAATGAACCATTCGGATTATAAGCCAGTACAGAACTTGAGAGAACTTCTGAACCCGATATTTCTTCAATCTTTGTCAGCTTTCCATCAGTTCCGTATGAAGGGACCATTGAATTGTTGTTAATTTCCGGATAATTGATTTTAAAATCAATCAAGCCAAAGTTTTCATTGATTTTTTCGTAATTCGCATTATTGTTGTTTCGTAAATTACGCAAAGACACCTGATCCGGATGAAGATCTAATTGTTTGATTTCGGCTGCCATTTCTTCACCTCCAGCTTCCTTAATGCTATTTCAAAACCAGGCTTGCTTTGTACCCATCTAAAACAACTTTGTATTTCTCAGAAAATACAAGGACATCTGTATCTTCATGTCCTTCTTCCAGATAAAAAAAGTAATCATATTGCTGAGTAGGAAGAGCGTTTTTTCCGAATACTGCGCTGGGTAAGATATTTCCTTCGTCATCTACATCGCAGAATAAGAGCATTGCGTAATTCATTTGATCAATCCTCCTGGTACATCCTCAAAATGTATAAATAAGCATCACTGCCGTAACTTCCGCTTTTCAAACGGAGATAAAACGTCAACCTCTGGTATGTCGGCTTTCCTAAATTAATTCTTACAAGTTTATAGCCATCAGCCTCTGTCTCATTATAGAAAGAATAGCCATGATCTATATACTGACGGCTAAAATCGTCGATACCCCTTAGATAGAAGCCGCCTGCGCCTGAGGCCCCAACAGCTAATTTGTGATTCACCTCTACAACAAGTACGCTGCCGTCATGCCTCATAGAAAAAGCCTCAACAGTCTGCTCTACGTTGTAAGTATCTCCAGTCCCTTGTGCCATGTAGTAATAGCCATTACGTGATATTCCTGGCTCCATGCGGGAAGGCAGCATCGGCTGGACATTGTAATTTAAGTTTGCCATTCCATTCTGCATGAATACAGCTCCGTCCGGCCGTATGATGTTCATACTTCCCCCACTGGCCGTTATCTTGCCTGGAACTATCTCAACGAATTTGTTTGCGTTATTTGCGTCGACAGATTTGAACTGGTCACCTGTCATGAAGATCTTCCCTGACGCCCCTTCAATCCTCACAAAAGCTGTATTTAGAGTCCCCGTGTTTACTACGTCAGCATTAAAGCCTCCGCCCGTCATAGCAGTTTTAAATGTTTGCCCGCCGTCTTCAGATATTCCTAATCCGGCTGAATTAAAAAGAACCAACTTATTAGGGTCGGTTTTGTCTATTGCTAGTATTCCTCCATTATCAGGAAACACCAATTCAGTTTGTGCGTTCTGGAGTGCGATTGTGGCCTGCTGTACGGCGATTGCCAAAGCTTCGAAGGGTAAAGGTCGCTTACCGTCAATTGCATCCGCTATCGTCTTTGTAGCGTTATGGATGCGCCTCTGTTGCTCAAAGATATTGCTGAAATTGGATAGCGTAACATCACAATCAAGCACTGTTCCATTCTTGTCCAGCAATTCCACTATTTCAACAATCCTTGTATCAATCATTAAATCTAAACGATCATCTACAAGGATTATGACATCACCTTCATCAGGATGATTTTTGTTATAGCCGCTGGCCCGCAAATCAGAAAGTTTAACTGTCAAAGCGATTTTAAGACTGCTATCTACAGCCTCCTTGACTTTGTTCAGTAGATTAGTGCTGTTTGTGAACCGTTCATCCCTTATGGCTTTTATTGGACGATCTCCGTAAATATCGGCCAAAGGGGACCGGTAAGTAACCTTGAGACCATCCTTCCCATAGCCTTCTCCGTAAGTGGAAAAGTCCAAGGCATCCACTGTTCGCTCAATTGATTCCAGATTGAACTTGTGGCGATACTGAAAATCAGTAGTGCTGCCAATTGTCTCCCGCAAGGTTACAACCTTTCCCTTAACACTGAACTCTGATCCGTAGCGCTCGAGTGCCGTTTTAAACAATTCCAGTCCGTAATCATCACCGAAGTCTTCAAACTTCTCAGCGAAAAACGAATCGATGATATTAAACGTGTAGCCTGATCCTGTGAAGATGAAATTCATCATATCCACAAACGTTCTCGAACCTGTGAATTTCTCGTAAATCACATGGTTTCTCATATCATCATAGAAACTGTGCAGGCAGCTGATTTCTCTTGTATAGCCATTACCTTCAGCAATATCCCGGTAAATTAGAACAGGATATTCTTCCCCGACAAAATCAATAATTCTCCAAAGCTTTTCAATATCATCGAAGAAATGAGCGTTCTGCTTTGTCTTTTCAAGTTTTAAAGACAATTCTTTTTCTCCGTTTACCCTTCTCTTACGGACGATATTAGAGGCGCCAGTAAGCAGGTAAACTTCACCTTGCAGATCTTTTATTGCTAACATGCTGCGCCTCCTTTATCTGAAGTACCATCGGAAATCGAATGAAAGCGTTCCGTTCGTGGCACCAGTTACATAGATAACGTTTTGCCCTGGACTTAACTTGATTAATTTCAAGTTAGTATTCCGTACGATTGATAAACCGTTTAGCGTTGAGTGAACTCCTTCAATCTTGATCTCGTCCCCTGCAACTGTATTTCCATTAAAGCTCCACTCAGAACCGTTAAAAACGTTCCTTATTTTCAGTTTGACACTTGCCCCTGTGTAAGTGATTGCCAAGTACATTCCCTCTTCAGGATCTACAGTTTCTGTGCCCCCGTTATAGACCCCTATAGTTGTGGGGTTTATAAAGGTGTATTTCGGCTCCACATCAAATATCTGAGCTTGTCCGACGGTCCAAATGCTGTTTTCTACTTCATCTGTGCCATTACCAATCATAAAAGGGGTAAGCGTCGTAGCAGCCGTTTCTCCAAATGGCAATTCCACAGTTTCAAAAGAAATTGAATCCAGACCCCACAGATCCTGCTGGTTCGGAGCTAAGTTGTTCGTTCTGCGCACCAGATACCTTTTACCGTATATAATGTCTGAATTAAAATCATAGGCTTTGGAAGCCTCAGTTTGCCCAGGAGCTTCGAATTCGTATCCTCTGGAACTACGACCCTCGTATACCCAAAAGGGCTCTATTCCGCCCAGCCAGGCGTAAATTTCATCACGTAAGAACGGGTAATCGAAGTGATCCACTGCATTAAATAAAAAGGGGACCGTTATAGTCCTTGATCCATAATCCGCCCCTTTGTCTATCCTGCCTGGCCTACCTTGAATTTCAGAGCTGTATGAACGAACTGAAACGGTAGAAACAAGGAAATCACGGGGAATAAGCCCGATTTCCGAAAACTTCTTTCGTTCCCCATCTAATTTTTCTATGAGTACGTCCATCGGTTCACCTACTTCCCGTAAAATCCATCAGTTATTCTTGTTCGTTTCGCATTTCCTCTTTCAACGTAGGAGACAACTTTTTCGCCATCCCATTCGTTATAAACATTGATTGTTGGATCCGGAGTCTCCATGTCAGCAACATCTGCAGAGAATGAATGTTTTAATGCCTTAATGTCACTTGGTTTTACAACCGCACTTAAGGATGCTGTAGCTTGCATGTTCGCAATTTGTGGAGTGAAAGCATTGGATGCTGCTGCAGCCATGTTTGATGCTGCGTTTGCAACCTTATTGCCCATTTTATTTACACCGATGATATAACCTTCTCCGGTATACACCCCGAACGATTTGAATAGTCTTGACGGAGAATTGATTCCGAGAAGTGCCTTGGCTCCCTCGATCGCACCGTTTACAACACCTTTCACACCATTTACCAAACTGCTTGCCATGCTTTTAACACCATTGACCAAGCCTTCAATGATGTTTGCTCCTATCTCAAACAAATCAATGCTGCGGAAAAAGTTCATCACTTGATTCCAGATTTCTTTAATTCCGTTCCACACTTGATTCATTTTTTCTTTTACTGCCGAAACTATATCTGAAAACTTTTGCTTTACCGTGCTCCAAATATTTGATGCAACTTCAGTTGTTTTCGACTTGATTTTTTGCCATGTGTCCTTGATCCAAGTCCAAACAATGTCCCAGGCCTTTTTTGTCCAGGCGCTAATTTTATCCCAGTTGGCAATGATCAGGATGACCAATGCAATTACTGTAGCGATAACCCATCCGACTGGTCCAAGAGCGATAAACCAAGCAGCTGCTACCTTTGCAGCATGAAACAGTGCCTGAACGCCAACCCATAGCCATTTCGCTACGAATATCGCCGCCGTGGCTACCATTTTAGCGACTGCTTTTGCCATAGCAACTCCAGTGGCCAGAGTCCACGCTGCTGCAACTTTAGCTGCATGGAATAATGCTTGTGCCCCCATCCATAGCCACTTAGCGACAAATACAGCTGCGGAGGCAATCATCTTGGCTACTGCAACGACCATGTTTTTTCCTACGGTTAGAAGCCAAGCGGCTGCAATCTTTGCACCATGGAACAGAGCCTGAGCTCCCATCCACAACCATTTTGCTACAAAGGTCGCGGCTGTCCAGGTCATCTTCGCAACGGACTTTACCATTTGAGCTATGAGTCCAGGTCCTAAAAAGGCACCCACTGCAATGATCAATGGGAGTATGAAGATAAATGCCCCTGTAAGTACGATGACTGCTGCAATTATCTTACCAACCCAAGGATGTGCGGCCATCATAGCTGCAGACCATTCCAAAAATCCGTTAATTGCATCGAGCATCTGAGTGCCTGTTGGAGCCAATGCAATCCCTAATTCCTTGATGAAAGTAACAATATTTCCGATAAGCTCAGCAACCTTCGGCCCGTTCTCTTTGATGTAGCTTATAAAACCTTTAAACTCTTCGTTCTGCCCCAAGGCTTTTGCCCATTCTTTAAATCCGGCCATCATTTCCTTGATTCTGTCCATCCATTCGGATGCTGAAGGACCAAAAGCCGCAAACATATATATGATTCCTGCAATGGCATCACGGAATATCGCGCGGATCTTCGGCATGTTTGTTTCGACATATGATACAAATTCCTGAAATGTCTTACTTTTACCGAGACCATCTGCCCATGCTGCAAAACGTTCAGTCATTTCAAGAAAACCTTGAGCAGTTGATTTGGTTAACGGTCCAAAGGAGGTCATCATATTAAAAAATCCTTGAAGCAGATTGCCTAAGGATTTTAATACTGTTTCAGTTAGCGGCCCTGCTTCCTTGTTTAGATAATCAAAGAACTTTTTGACTGGAGGACTACCCACTGATTTATTCAATGATTCCATCAATCTGTTAAATGCATCAGCAACACTTACAAACATTGGCTTCAGTGATTTTAAAATGGTGGATACTGCTTTGAGGGCACTTCCGTATGCAGAAGCTGCCTTATCAGAAACAGATGCTTGAATTTCCTTCCACACACTTTTGACTACTTTAAGTGATTCATAGGCCTTCTTTTGTGATTTGGTCATGTCCTTTACTTCGCCATGAACAGCTTTAATAGACGGCAAGGCTACTGCTATAAAACCGACAGCGCCAATAGCTGCAGCCGTAAAAGCGGATAGTAAAGCGAAAGTGGACCCTGCGATTGTCCCAATCATAACCCCTAAATTACCAAGCAAACCAATCAAGTGAGCAATGATCGGCACTATCGCAGGGGAAATCATGAGGAGTAAGCCGGACCCGGAATATCGAATGATCTCACCAAAGGTGCGGATACTTTGTGCGAATCTGTCCATTGCCGCTTGAACATTATTATACCGGCGCTCGAAATCCCTGAATGTATTTTGGGTATGAGTGTTTATCAGGGCCATGGCATTTAAAAATGGGTGGGTGTTTACATCTACATCAATCTCCACTTCATTGGGCAATGCGGCCGCCGCTGCGTCTACTGCAGCCAGTCCTGCTATTGCTCCAGCAACTTCTGCATCAACATCAATGTTCGCCTCATCCGGGAGAGAACTTACTGCAGCATCGACAGCTTCTACCTCTGCAATCGCCTCAGCAACACTTGTTTCAACATCTATTTCAACTTCACTTGGAAGGGAGGAAATAGCTTGATCGACAGCTTCAATTTCTTCAATGACTTCGGCAATCTCAGAATCTATATTTATATCAACGTTTTCCGGCAGCGTGCTTAGTGCCTCATCCACAGATTCGATTTCTGAAATGACTTCCGCCACATCAGAGGTTATATCGATATTGTGTTCTTCGGCCAGTTCCGAAAGCATGCTGTCTACGACTTCCATTTCGGACATGAATTCCGCAATATCAGCGCTAATTTCTGCTTCGGCCCCCATAGCAGTTTCACGAATTTCACGATCTACTTCTCGCATCGCACGCTGGAAGGCCTTAATATTAGCGCCAATTATCGCTTCAAAGTTCTCAGCCAAACCATCCACCTCCTTCCTACGTCATTCCAGGTGAATAATTTCTCATTGCTTCTTTGGCCTTTTTGTAGCGCTCAAAAGATACAACGTCGTTTTTCTTAACCTCAGGATTTTCAATCTTTTTACGGATCTTATCCGCATCGTATATGTCTTTCAGCTTCAGACGTTTCCGGCTGTTACTGGCCTTTGCAATAAACATGGCAGACACAGCAGCATGCTCATATTCATCAACAGTTCTAAACTTTGCGCCTTTGACAAAATTTTTAAATTGGCGAGGCGTCCATGAATAAATCAAATCGATATCGTGCTCGTCCAGATAATGCGCGGCATCAATTTCAAGCTGATCGTAATCAATTACGATGTCATTTCTTTTTTGGTCTCGATCAGCATGTTGTAGACTTTTAGATTGCGGTCCTTCTCTTCGTCCGTTTTGCCAGTCGATTTCATCAGCTCGATGTTTCTCCAGAACTTCTTCGACTGTTGTTTGAAAAAACCAGATTCATCGATTGCTTTGTAAGCTTCTTTAAGCATAGGCTCAGAATCCCCGTCCTCTTCAATGCGTTCCACAATCGCTTCCTGAATTTCTTCTAAGGTCGGTTTATCCTTACCCTTAAGATAATTCAGGCCGCAGTCCCAGAACTCCACCAGCGAATCATTGGACGCCTGCAGCAGCCCCATATAGACATTGTGGAATCCGCCTGTTTTCTTCCCGTTATCATCAGTAGTTCCGTACTTATCATCTGCCATCTTCGAGAACTTGAAATTAAATTTTGCTTCATACTCTGTACCGTTGATTGTTAATTGAGCCATGTTTGTTTCCTCCTAAAATTCAAAATAAAAAAGACGGGATAAACCCGCCTTGAATTATGGTGTTACCGTTGAAGTTTGTTCCGGGAACTCTCCTGTTTTTTCGCCTGGAGCTTCGAAACCGTACCTTGCAAATTCAATTAGCTCAGGAGGCAACGCTTCAATTTCGCCCTCCTGTGAGTCACCAATAACCTGGACTGTTGCAGATACTTCCACAAACCCATCTTGTGGGGCAGATCGTTCCACAGATTCAACGATTGTATAGGCAAATACTGCATCATGCTTGCCTGCTTCATTAAGGTTAATGTCCACTTCCCAAACTTTCAGCTGCTTCTTTTTCTTGATTGCATCCAATACAGCTTTTTGACCCGGATCGCCAGTCTCTCCGTAAGCTGTAAATTCGAATGACTCACTGTTTTGGCCATACCCTACGATACGTCCAAACTTTGTGGACTCATCAAGGATTTCATTTTCGATTGAGTAAGTATTTTCTGTCAGGTTTCCAATCAGCAAACCAGCTGCAGCCAACGCGGCATCTGTGGATTGAACCAGGAGGATTGTATCCTTACCATTTTGCATGCATTCCACTCCTTAATTGTTTTGTATTGTGTACTTCATTCTGAGAACACCATGCCGAATCCTCGGATCAGTATCATCAAACACCCGAATGTTATCCACATCGATTTTTCTTACCGTAAAACCGTCCAGATTGACGCCTGACGAGAGGGAAGACAAACACAGGTTGATTATGTCTATAGCTTCTTTCTTGCCTTCATACAGGCTCCAAACGTGAATGACGATAGATAACTCTTCTCCGAATTTGCTCTTGGTGTTAAAAGGCAGCATACTGGGCTCCCCTATTGTGATATAAGGGAATGCCTGATTTTCGCCAACGGCATCAAAAACGCCTGTCACTCTTTCCGAAATAATCGGGTCGGTAGACAGGCGAGTAAATATTCCTTTTTGTAATTCGAACATAGCTGTTTGTATCGCCATATCATCACAACCCCATCTTTCTCATTTCATTTCGGAAAAAGCGGCCGCCGGCATCAATGGCTGGTGCCCAGAACTCCTGAGGTCTTTGACCTTCGGTTGTAACAAATCGATTCAATTTGTCAGAGTAATAGGTCCAAGGAGTCTGCCGGCCATTACCTTTAGAGGCATAAATACCTGTACCGTACTCAACGTAAATAGCATAGTGAGCAGTAACGCGTACAATGGCCAGCAAGCCGTCTTGAAGTATCTCCATCTCTATTGAGTCCCGGAGGTTCCCATCGTCCACAGGAGCAAGAGCCTTTGCGTTCGAATGAATGATTGTGGCCGTTTCCGTGACAATCCGCTTGACCTGGGACTCGAAATCTTCAGCGTACTCCCTTACCGCTCGCCGCAAGTATCTATTTCCAAGTGTGATGCGATTACCTGCCATTTGGTATCATCCTCAGCTGCACTTTCATTACTTCCTTTTGGCCGCCCTGATCCTGAGGCTTAGCAATCAATTCGTAAATATCGTCTTCAAAGACGCACCTCATCTTCTCTGTGATGTCTGTACGATACTCATAATAGAGATTGCGGTCGAAAGGCGTATTGAGCTGCTGAGCTTGAAATATCTCCCTGCTGGAGGGCGTATCGCAAAAGGCAGGCACGTCAATCAAGACATCTACCCAAGCCTGTTCAAATCCCCCAGCGCCATCAGGTACCTTTTGCAATTCCTGAAAAGTAACGCTGTGAGGATAAATTTCATTCATCATATGAACCGCAGCCTTTTGTACGGCTTCAGATACCGTTTGAAGCTATCAGGGAAATCAAGATCATAGGTATATGAAACGGATCCCATTGTTCGAGACTTTAGGCCAGATACATTCAGATTGTGCTGAATTGTTTTGGCAATATAAATCTTTACGCCGCCGGGAATGTTCATGGACCCGGTAGCCGAAATGCCACCAAAGTTATTGTTTGTATAGACCATCACGTCTTCCAACAATAACGGCAGCATCGTTATGATGTAATCGTCATGTTTGGAGTCCTGAATGTTTAAAATAGCTTTGATTTCTGCAACATCATCCGGAGTGGGTATGAATTGAACTTCCATTGCAGCACCTACTCCCCAAGAATTAAGCTGATTAGTTCCTTTTTGTTATCATCTGATTTGTACTCGATGTTTTCATCATCCAAGAAAGCTTTCAAATCATCATTTTTCACTTTCTCCAGTTCCTCACGCGTCATCATGAAGAAGTCTAATGAACCGTCTGTTCTCTCGATAGACAAGGACCCAGGATTCTCTTCCTTAGCTTCTGCCATTTTATAACCTTGTGCTTTGTAAACAACATCAAAAGCCCGCCGTGTTACCTTGCGAGCTCTCCCTTTAGGATCAACAACATCAAGAATGGTGTCTGGAGACTTCATATATTTGGTCATGGTATCAAATCCACCCTTTCTGAGATTAATTAAGGCGTTACGTCAGGAGTCAGTGCAGCAAAGGCATCATCAGCAAGCGTCATAAATCCGACTTGTTGAGTCACGCGTAGGGCGAACATGTCACGTTCGAACAGGTTGATTGGCTCTCCATCAGATCCCAGGACAGTTGTCAATGTAGCATCTTCTGAAATCTTGTACTCCATCCCTTGTGGAATGCCGTAGCGTGTATAATCCCAATCAGCAGCCATCAGAAGGGCTTTCGTGTAATCCCAAGACTTTGAATCCACATAACCAATTGGAAGTCCCAGTGCCTGCTGTGTGGCTCCTGCTTTGGCGTCATTGAAGATTGGCAGTCCTGATTGATCTTTCGTACCACGGAGCTTTTGACGGAAGCGACGAGTTGTTGTGAAGCCGTCAGCATCCTTATCAGCATCTTCAATAAGTGCCATGATGCCGTTCAGCTCATCATAAAGATTTCCTGCTTCGTCATGTGCAATAGTATTGCCGGCAGCAGTTGCTCTTTCAAATACTGAAATACCAGTTCCGAAAGGGGAAGCTGTTCCGTATAGAGCAGCCTGGTCAAACTTGATCGCAAAAGCTTCAGCGATAGCCGGGCGCATTTGAGCGAAGAAATCTGAAACAGAGTAACGCAGAAATTCTTTAGAAACCGGGATGATAACACCAAGTTTCTTAGATTTCATTGTTGCTGTTAACCATGTGGCCTTAGAAGTTTGGATCTTCTCTCCTTCTCCCACCCAGTAAGCTCCCGGTCCTGATGCAAGGTACGTGAATTTCTTCTCCGGCTTCGTCATTGGCTCATACTTAGCCAGCTGCACAACAGCCGATTGAGTCATGAAGTCCTTTAGTACCAGTGTCCCTTGTTCTTGCGGCACTGCACCTGTTACCGCATCCTGTAGCAATACATTTGCCGGGTTAAACGTTTCAAACATACGAATGTTAACTGTGAGTAATTTTGTCATTGAATAATTTCCTCCTATTTTCGGATACTTGCTTGTTCAGCAAGAGCTCCGATGTCAATTGTTCCGGTATTGCTACCGCCGCCAGTTGATACGATCCGGCCATTCTCTTTAAACTTAACGTCCACGGCTGCTTGAACAGCTTTTGTGTACTCTTCTTCAAACTTTTTAAGATTATCGAGTGTGCCAGCTTCGTCTTCCCCAATAAAAAAGTCAATAACGCCATCCGGTAGGCTCTTTTCCTTAGCCACCTTCAGTGCTTTATTGACAAGTCCTTCCCGGATACGGGCCTTTTCTGCAATTTCAATCTTATTAGTCAACTCTTCAATCTTGATTTGCTCCGGCGACTTTGTTGGATTGCGCTTATTTACCTCTTCAGTAATAAGATTTTCAAGATTGTTCGTTTTCCATGTTTCAAGTGATTTGGTGAAATGGGAATCTAACCTTGGCTGCAGGAGCTTTTTACCCTCTTCTGTATCCAAGAACCCTTTCACCTTATCAGCTGATACGGCAGAAAGTTCTCCCAGATATGTTTTTACAGCTTCTTGCTCCTTATTTTCGGCTAGAAACTTCTTTACTGCATCTAATGTGATTGCAGCTTCAAACTGCTTGATATTGACTGGCAATAACACTTTTTTAAACATTTCTTTTTTCCTCCTAGCCATGCAGTTCGAGCCTGCATGTCTGTTTTTAGGTATAACAAAGCGCCTGACAACTCTCATATCAGGCGCGGACTATCCTTGCTTTATTGTTACCTGCAGATCTTCAGGGTACTGAGTAGACAATTCTTGTAAAAACCGTACAGATGACTGCAGTATAGTTGAAACTGATGCACATACAACGCTTTGTGCGTGACCGGTGGCTTCGATGATCATGTGGCCGTCTTCTCCCACAGTGACTTCAATTTTAGTCAAGATTTCCCCTCCTACTCAATGCCATTTAACGCAATGGCTGCGAGATGTTAGATCACCTCCTATTTGAGAGCGTTCTGTTTGCCGTTATACCACTCGTCGTAGCTTACGAAGGGTATAACTCTACTCGGCGCCTGAATCTCTTTCTGCGCCTTCTTCAGTGCCTGTTTATAGGTAAGTCCGAGGTCCGCCATGTACTGGTCAATCTTATCAGCCATTTTTTGCTGATACTTATCATCCATATAGTCGCGCTCTCTGCGGTATTCAGGAACCTTTCCGTTCACCAGTAGGATTTTCACGCACCGACACTGGATATCCATTGATGCAATTCCCCACATTCGTGGAGCTTTTGATTTCCATGCCTTGTAATGAAAATAACCATTCTTATCGGTCTTTTTCCCGTCTAGTTCCTGGTGGGCCTCTCTTACACGGTGATCAAGCATGCTCATCCAAATTGCGCTCATCTCTGCATACTCGGATGCCTTTTCCATTACTTTTTCTGCAGCAATGGATCTCGCCCGGCCAACTTCCGTCCGAGCTACTAATCTTGCTTTCTTCTGACTGAATCCCACAGCCTTCTCGATGCGTTTGGCCATAGTGGCATAACCTTCTCCGGCAATCATGCCCTGAGCAAGCTCAATTTTTATCTTGCGGACAATTTCATTGCGATGCTGCTCCATTACTTTAGGAAGCGTTAATTCAGCAATAGGATTAAGCAGTGCTTCAGTGATTACACCTTTGCTCGGAATATCAAAACCCATATCTGTGCCGTCTGCGATTCCCATCTCGATGATGTAGGCCGTCATAAGGTATTTGCTCACGAATTGGTTTTCTGTCTGCGCCTGAATATCCTTAATGACTTTCCTATAGTCTTCAGTCAGGGAGTCACCGATGAGTTTCATTTCCTTCTGAAACCTGTTGAATTTATTCAACTCTGTGAAGGACAGCTCCCCGTTCTTTTCGTACTTCCTGTACATTCTGGCCACTTGATTCAAGATTGTTTTCAAGCGCTTAGCAAAAACGATTTCCAATGCGACTTCTGCAGTTGCTAAGAGCTTATCAAGTATTTCTTCAATCTCCAGTTGGTCCATCGTCATCACCTGCTATCGGTTCTAACTTTGCACCGAGGCGGAACTCATCGTCTTCCATCTCTTTAAGCTCAAAGTCCACATCATCCACGAAAGACAGCTGTGAAAGCCTTGTACGTTCGCTGACATGCCCTTTGAGTGATTGAGTGGTTTGAGCCTCTTGGAGCAGATCGGCAGGCAAATTGCGCTTAAAGGTGAACCACACTTTCAAGTAATCTTCCTTATTCGCTTTGCTTCGTTTATTCCAGGCAGAGAATAGAATCTTAAACTGATAGCGGAGAGCAGCAGTCATTTTGCGCTCCATGGTTATGCACTTATTCTCTAAAGCGAGTATCTTGTATTTCATGGCCACTCCGGTAACCGTGCCGCCAAAAGCCTCATCAGAGAAATTAACTGACTTCGAAAACCTGAGGATATTTTCCTCCAGGCGGTCAAGATGATGCTCAATTAACAAGTCATTAATATCTTTTGTCAGATACTTAACATCATCTTTTTCATCGTACAGCTCGAACATCCCTGTTTCTTTTAATTTGGCAAGTGTTTCTTCATCGGCCCCTAAGCCTTTTAAGATTAAGTACGCCAGGCGGTACTGTTCAATCTCGTTGCTTGCATCCGACAGCGTCCGGTCATATGCATCTATGAGCTTGAGCACTTTTTCCGCATCACCCATGAGCTCCTTGTTGTTCGAAAGTCCGAATAAAGGGCATCCTTCAAACAAATGTGGCTTCACTTCATCCAGCGTAAAGGCTGAGCTGTCCTTTGTGCTGTAGTAATGGACCTTATCATCGTCATAAAACTCTGCCTTCAGCTGCCCGTTGTACGTCTCATAATACCTCAGGGCATATTCAGGCTCGTGGATGTGATGATCCGTGAAGAAGATGACCTCCCAGGGATTTATGCCGACAATGCGTTCGTTTCCTTCTTTGTCGATGTAAGCCAATCGCGCTGCCTGTCCACAGATGGCTGCCATTTTGCCCCATTCACTATCTTCATCAGCAACATGGTTTCGTAGGTTGAATTCATCAATCAGCTGTTTTAAGGATGATGTGGTACCTGGTTCTCTCTGGTCATCAAGTTCATAGGTGATGGGATTCCCGAACATGTAGCCCACCTTTGTATCAACGATGTCCGAATCAAAGGAGTTATTGAGGGTATTATTCACTTTATTATCAAGGCGAATCATTCTCCCTGTTTCAAAGTCCTCATAGTCGATTGCCTTTCTGCTTAGAACAGGAACCCCATCAACTGCAACTTTGTAACGCTTGTATAAATTTCTCATCCGGTCTGCATCATTTTTGTGAGCTGCTATGATCTCAGCTATCAATTCAGGCGTAATCCCGGTTTCTCTAATGATTTGCAGGAACTTAATCACGTTGTCTCACCTCTATCCTGTCTTTCTTCGTTTTGGCTTCAGATGGGTGTATATGGCGTACCTGATGCTGTCCAATACATCGTCCCATTCTTTAACCGGCTCCCCCGTCTTTGCATTCCAGACGTACATGAAAATCTCTTTCTTGAACCGGTCAACCTTGTCTTTCACAACTTTCAATTTGCGCTTCTTGAACAACCTGGCCACTTCCTCGATTCCTGATACGACAGCCTTATCAGCATTTATGGCTCTAATTCCTTCACGTCTGAAGCGGATAAGATGCTCCGGCCGCGCTGAATCACAATAGAAATTAATGTTTCCGTATCGACTCTTCACACCTTTTGCAACAGTTACCCAGTAATCGATTTCTTCATGCTGCTTGGAATGCTCTTCCAGGACGTACAGATCACCTTTGTCATCTTCTCCGATGGCAACAATGGAGCCTGGATGCTCATACCCCCAGTCAACACCTGCCCAGTAACGAACAAAGTTGAGCTTTTCTGCCTCAGCAGATGAAACGTAATGGGCGCTTTGGTCAAAGTCCTTATAGATAACACCTTCAGCTGCTACCCACTGACCTTTAATATCCCGGTCAGTAAACATGCCGGTTGGAGTTGAAGCGACAATACTTTCCACGTATTCAGGATCCAAGAAGATATTATCGTACAACGTAAAATGGAACGCTCTGATGTTCAGGCGTCCGCTTTCTAATCTTTGTCCATCCTTGTCAATTAAATCTTCTTTTACAGGATGGCTGGGATTCTCCGGGTTGGTATCAATAATGATTCTTGAGCCTTTGTAGGAGCAACGGGAAATGACTTCCTTAACAAACATGTCATGGAGTGCTGTTCCCTCGTTCAATAGTGCGCCAGCTGCTGTAAATCCACGAGCTTTTTTCCAAGCATCAGACGTGGATCCGTCAAAAACATAAATCCTATTTCCGAAAAGGTTAAAAGATTTCTTCAAATCAAGTTTAATTTCTCGACCGAGTATCTTCTCCATATCATCTAAGATATTACGCCAAATGGATGAATAGGTTGCTCCTCCGATAATAAAAGCGAGCCCCTCGCCCTCATATTTGGCCACGTGAGCAAGAAATAGCAGTAAGGCAATATGCGTTTTACCTGCACGCTTAGCACCACTTAGAAGGAGTATTTTGGGATCTTCAGTACGAACGCTTTGAACGACCTCAATCTGCTTTGGAGTTAATTCCATTGACTAACCCCCTTAAAGCCGCAGCAACATCTTTTTCCTGATTAGTGCCTTCTTTTATGACTTTTTCCTGAGCAATCTTCAATTTCTCTTGCTCGATTTCCCTTTTAAACTTGTCAGGGAACAGGTCAAAGTATAAGGACAGCTTCTCCAGGGCCTTCATCTTATCTTCAAGCTTGATAGACACGCCATCTTTCCCCTGTTTCACCTCGGAAATAATGGAACCATCAACATTTGCAGACTCATTGAATTGAACATAGTTCACTTCAGCCGTTATCGCGTTACCGTCCTTATCACGGTCAATTTCAATCTGCTTGCGGCCAAAGGACAGGTAATCATTAATGTCACTGAATGCAATTTTGATGTACTTATTAAGCACGTCCATTGCATCTATGAACAAGCCTTGAGTCATATCTTTTTTAATGCGCCGGATTTCCTCCGCGATTCTAACATTACCTAACAGTCTAGGACCCTGCACATGAGCTGTGCCTGCTGAATAACCAGCTTTAATTGCAGATTGAGTAGCATTAAATGATTTCACGTAATAAAGACAGAAAAGACGCTGTTTTTCATTTAACTCATCCGATTCTATAACCGGCTCTTTTTTAGGAGCAACTTTCTTTTTAGGGGTTGCAACCTTCTTTTTAGTTGCATCCTTTTGGGTTGCATCCCTCGACCATCCATCACGGCTTTTCCTGCTCTTCAACGTTCCGAGTTTGACATTGTGTTTTTCGGCGAGTGCCTTTAGGGTGATATCGGTCGTTTCGTATTCAATTCTTATGGCATCCCAATTCATCACATCATCACCTTAACCCCCTCTAACGAGAATTAAATGCTATTTCTTCCTGCTTCTGATGGCCCCTCGACGGCGGCCGTAAGTGTCTCGATTACTGCCCATAATTTCATGCCAATTCACATATTCTTCTTTCTTTTGTTTTTTCTTAGGCGTGTGCAGCTCATCGATCTTTTTCTTTTGGTCATCAGGTAATCTGTCGCTGATCTTCATCCCTTCACCTACTTTTAAGGACATAGAAAAAGCGCCCTCCCAATTGGAAAGACGCTTTTGATGTATTTCGTTAATATCATATTAGCACGGTTAAAGCCTAATGCTCTGCCGTTCTTGTGCCATTTTTCTTTCATTTTTCTGCCATTCTGCGTACATCTTTTTATCCATATTAAAATGATCAAGCAATGCAGTATATAATTTCTGTGATTCCGAAAAGTACAAGTCGTTATAACTTTTCTTGTTTTCAATTTCAGACATCGGATTGGAACGATAAGTTTCCCGCCATTCTATGACTTGATTTATCCTGGTAATGTAGTTATAGAATGTCCTTAATTTCAATTGAGCGGTTTCATCCTCTAATACCATATCCTTTTTGTTGTACAAAACGTGTTTTACAATATCATCTTGAAATTGAAACAATGGTAAAAGTATGAACTTTGATTCGTTAAGAGCTTTGTAATCTTGTTGAAGAGTATCTTCATTCACCCTACAAAGATCAAGGTTCTTACTAAACTCTTCAAGTAATTGCTTTTTTAGTAATTCCACTTCTTTTTTATCCTTGCTTTTCTTTTGCAAGCTTTCTTTGGATAGTCCCAGTAAAAGAGATATGACTGCAACAATAGAACCTGTGAATATTCTTGGATCAATCATGGATGCTATTTCTTTTAACAGCAGCAAAATATTGTTGAACAATTGAATCTGATTCAAAATAAATCCTCCTCGTAAGAAAGCACCCTTACACAGGGTGCTCTTCATTCTTATAAACTTCAATTCTCAGAATAAATGCGAGCTTGTAGAATATTCTCGCTTTAATTCTGTAATACCTGCTTTGACTGTATCCGATTTCATTATATATTTCATAATCAAATACTTCCTCATCGTCCAGGTACCTTCTGTATATCAATTCCCGTTCCATTTTGTTGAGTCGGTTTACTCCTCGGACAATGTATTCCAAATAACGATCCCGTTCTATTTCAAAATCCACTTTCTGTATTGCTGCATTTTCAGTTGATGAGTTGAACGTATTTGAGATTGAAGGAGGGACCAGTGAATAGGTTGCCGTAACCTTTGGAAGGTTTTCTTCTGGAACAGTGAGTAGATAAAAGCGATATTTTTCAAGTGCAGATTCCACAGCTTCTTTTGTTCTTTCTCTGTCTATCTCAGGAAGTTTGAACGTCATTTGATTCCCCGCCAAGCAGATCCCTCCTGTGTTATACTTTAATTGGCCGAGTCAGGAGAAATCCTGGCTTTTTTAGTCTTCATAACTCCAAACAAATCCCCCTGCTGTTTTTCGTTCCTTTCTTAGAGCGCCCTGAATGCTCTTCAGGTGAATACCAGTTCTTTCAGCTGCTACCTTCGCTGATAAGTAAACGCGGATTAATTCGCCACTACGTTCGTACTTCCCTACTTTTCTTGCTGGTTTTCTTACTGGCATTCCCTTTCCTCCTGATCATTCTCGTAGTCTGCAATAGCCTTATCTAAAATTTCTTCTGCTTCCCGGCTTGTATAACCACGCATGAC